TAGCACTTTAAGATAATTATTTGTATGGATAAGATAATCTGTAGTGGTGCTCTCTTCTACGCACTTGACACAAAACGTTTTCTTTTCTTACACCGCACAGGTAGTAAGCAAAAAGAATTGTGGGGTCTTGTTGGCGGTGGCAACGAGGAAGGTGAAACTCCTTGGGAAGGTCTAAAGCGTGAAATCTCTGAAGAAATTGGATCTGTAAATATTACAAAAACTATTCCATTAGAAACATTTGTATCCAACGACACGAAGTTTTTATTTCACACTTATCTTTGTATAGTTAAAGAAGAATTTATGCCAGTGTTAAACGATGAACACGACGGTTATGCCTGGGTGTCATTTAATCATTGGCCAAAACCGTTACACTACGGATTACGCAATACACTAAACAAGAAAACTAACTTAAACAAGTTAGAGACAGTGTTTCAACTTATAGATTTATTAAATTAAAGGTAACAATGAGCGAACCAAAACAACATAAATGGGGATATGAAATTAGTTGGACTAAGACTAATCATTACGAAGGAAACTTTTTAGTATTTGAAAAAACAGGTGCTAAAACTGATGTATTTTTAGACACTAGTGTTGATAAATCTTGGTTTGTAAACACTGGTAAATTTAAACTACGTTGGATCAATACTGACGAAGGTAAATTCTATGAGCAAGATCTTAAAGAAGGCGATACGTTTGAAGTAACTGCTACAACTCCAGTTCAGTTATGCTCTTTAGTTGATAACTCTACTATTTCAGAAATAAAAAATCTTTCAGTTGACAATAAAAATTTAATTCTTATGGATTCAACATTAATAGGTTAAGTTATGATTAGAAAACTTTCAAACAGTCCTAAGTTTTTACGAGAAAAAGAATTGTTTAGATTAAAGTTAGATTTAATAGATAATGAAAAAGCAAAATCTAAAATTGAAAAACTTATTAAAGATCTTGAAAAGCAAATTCAATTAATTGACTCTAGTCACTCTATCTATAACCCAGGTGAAATACGTCCTAGTTTATTAGAAGAAGCAAGGCGTAGTGCTACACTTATACGAAGAGAAATATATAAAAAACTTGATTTAGAACTTAAAGAGCGTTAATTGCCTTAACTGTTATTGCGCCAACCATAGGTGCGTGAACAAGGCATTGGTACCTATAGTTTCCGCTTATTCCAAACGGTATCTTCCAATATAAAACACCACTTGATTGTCCTTGAGCATTTGCTCCGGTACTTACAGTACCATTAGGAGCAACGTGTATTACTCCTGTGTTATACGGATCACCTATAGGATCTTGTATTTCAAAAGGGTGTCCTGAAATACCATTTAAATCAAAGGCTATTGTAGTACCACTAATAGCATAAATTGTAGGATTATCAGTAGTACCATATTGATCAAATCTATATGCCGTATTAAGATTTTCTGTTGGGTATAGCATGGTTATAGCAGGCATGTACATTTGTCCAATTTGCCAACTAGATGGAACAAATGCTGTATCGTTATTGTATAACACAGAGCCGCTGCCAAGTCCTTGTGTATTGACGTCTGATAGATCATTTAGTGAACTTGCGCCACCACCTGCTCCTGTGTAATTAATTGTTAAAGTATCGTTAACAATACTAGTAGTAATATCTGTGCCGCCTAAAATATCAAGTGTATCAGTTGTAGAATCTGCCTGGGTACTTCCGCTGTCAGCTGCGATTGTAAACCATAAATTTTGATCTGACCCGCCTCCACCGCCGCCGGCGTAACTGATAGTTAGTGTATCGTCTACTATAGAAGTTGTTATGCCACCAGATCCAGTTACAGTTAATGTATCATTAGGATCGTCAGCTTGTGTAACTCCGCTATCTGAGGCAATGGTTTTAAAATTATTTAAAGACAATGCGCTATCACTTGACGATACTACATTCCACGAGGTTCCGTCCCACTGCCATGTAGTAGTACCGTCTGTAAATACATCTCCTGGATTAGGATTGCTTGGATAGTTTAATGCCATTATTTTTTTCCTTTTATATATTTATGATATACTAACACTTCCAGTAATGCTGTGAGGTTGCCTACCATATTTACTGTATAACATTCTATTAGGCGACGCAAGAAGTGATGTAGTATATTCCGCATAATCTACATCACTAGCAGTATCAAATATTACACTTTTTGATTCGTCTATTAACTTTTGTTTAATTTTAGCAGGAGTTAGCGTAGGTCGTGCTCCTAACATTAATGCTGCTACTCCGGCAACTTGAGGTGCTGCTTCACTTGTTCCTTGTAGCATCGCAATTTTGTAATTTGAGTCCAATGGATAACTTACTGTTGAATATGAATTTATTGTACTAGTACAACTAATAATGTTTACTCCTGGAGCAAAAATATCTATTGCTGGTCCTCTATTACTAAATTGTGCGATTCTATCTAGGTAACTAGCGCCTGACAATTCAGTAAACCTATCAATAGCACCAACTTTAATTGCGTCGTCGCTATAAGGACTACTACCTCTATGATAGGTATAAGTGGTTACTCCAAAAGTTACAGTATTATCATAATCTAAACCTGTAGACAAATCTTGTTTGTAGAACTCGTTTCCAGCAGCAATTACAACTACAATTCCAGAATCAATCATGTCTTCAATTTCAGCGTCAGCAAACGCATTACGAGCAGGTATTAATCTATAACCTCCAACATACTGTCCTACAAGGCCATATGCTGTCCATAATTGTGTATCAGTTTGTGACGTAAAAGTCCACGGTGTGCCTCTATACGTTCCGCTTGTAGGATCACCAAATGGTTGGCTGTAATATCCCCAGCTCATGTTAACTACTGTAGGACGACCGTTTACTTTTGACGTGTGCCATAACCTAATAGCATCAAAAGCATCTGAAATAGGAATACCTGTTCCGCTATCTCCAGAACCTTCTAGACCGCTTAATTTTTGTGAGTATATATGAGCTCCTTTTGCCCAACCATATGTTAGACCAGCAGCAATACCGCCGCTATGTGTTCCATGCCCATCATAGTCTCTATCGTGGTTTGCGTTTTGTGTTCCGCTTAGTCCACTTGCTGCGTACCAATCAATAGTTTGATATCTTGAACTACCACTGTAATCATTCCACTCAGGATGATCAGGCTGTACTCCGCTGTCTTGTATTACTACATCAACTCCAGCACCGTCTAGCGCATATGGATAATTACTATCTGGAGCAGAAGTGCTTGAACCATATACATTTGTTTCTTCTATAACTCTACGTAATCCCCAATTTACATAACTAGCATTTAATGACGCAGGTTTTGTAAAATCGCCTGTTTGAACAGAGTGTCTTTTCATTACTAGATCATCACGCTGATCTGGCGGTATTTCTACTGCCTGTATTCGAGGATCGTTTTCTAAGTCACGTGCTTCTTCGTCAGTAAGCATCCAGTGTGTTATTCTGTTAGAGCCTGGACGAGCGTTTGCTACATCTACGCTTCTGTTAGGTATAGGACCGTTACCAGTTGATGCTGCTAGATCTGCGTCAACCTCACTGAGATTAATACCCCTTTTAACTATAACTGCGTATTCTCTTTCCATGTTTAACCGTATGTGTTAACTGATGCTAGTACTTTCCAAGCAGCGCCTGTTCTAATAAAAGTAAAACTAACAATGTCTGTTTGATTAGGACTGTATGATAAACTTCCTGCTCCAGCAACTAATGGAGTATAGTTTGCTCCGTTGATAGAAACAGAACTTGGTCCGTATGCTGTTCCTCCTTGTTCAATAACAAGGACAACGTTAATAGTTCTGTCATCAGTAGTAGGTATATTTGTAAAGTTAGGTGTAAAGTTACCTGCTACACTTGTATGATACCAAACAGCACCTTCATCGTAATCGTGAACTACTGTTGCGTTTGCTCCTGTCTTAGCATTAGTAACATCTGTAGAATTTGTAATTGTTAGCAGGCCGCTTTGTGTGGCAGCAATTTCAGTATCAACATAAGTTTTAACTGCTGCTTCTGTTGGTACTGCTGTATTACTAGCGTCTGCTAATGTTCCGTCTGTACTAAACTCATTAACACTTGCGCCAGTGCTTAAATCTAAACTTCCACTTACAGTTAAGTCTGCGCTGGTAACTACACCATCAGGCGCAGTAAATGTAATTGAACTAGCACTGTCAAACTCAACAGCACCAACACCGTTAATATCTAATGATTGAGCTGTTACGCTACCTGTAGATGTTAAACTACCAACTGTAATGGCATTTGTAGTTGTGTTGCCAGCAGTAGTAATTGTGTCTAAGTCTTGTAAGGATGCGCCAGCAGCACTAATAGTAATTGTATTTGTAGTGCTATTTGAAGTAACTGTAATATTAGCACCTGCTTCAACAGTAAGTGTTTCTTCTCCACTAGCAGTTAAAGTTTGGCTTCCTGTAACGTCAATTGTGTTAAAGGTATCACTTACTACATCAGGTAATGGTATGCTCGGTTGTACCCACTGACTGCTATCAGTGTCTGTTACATACACATAAATTTTACCATTAGTACTATTAAACCATATATTACCTTCTGTAGGAGTAGTAGGCGCCGTATCGCTTACATCAACACTTGCTCCGCCACCTGCTCCTCCGCCGACGCCTGCTGCTGTTGCTTTAGATAAAAAGTCAGCGTTAGATACATTACTAAAGTCTGCGCGAGCAATTTCAAAACCTGCTTGGTCGCGCCCACTATAAACTCTTAAACTGTTTGTTAACTTGTTGAAGAAAACTTCGCCACTAGATCCAACGTTACGATCAAGAAAATCGTCCGGTCTTGGTATAATACGTATTCTATCTACTACTGGTGCTGGATTTGCCATACTTGTTCCTTTAGTTTAATATATTTATCGTAATTAGTATGCGACCTGTTTTTAAAAAATAAATACGATGGGAGGATTATATGGCAATACCAAGATTTGATCGAGATGAATTAGTTAGGTACTTAAACAAACAGCCTATTACAAGCTATCACTTTGAAGTGCCGCATGAAGGCAAAAAGTTTGTAATTACAGGTAATCATTTAGAAAGTTATATCCTACGTTTAGAATACTTTGAAGTTACAAAGATAGTAAGCAACTGGTATTGGAGCAACTTTTACGGAATACCTATTCAAGAGTACCTTTATAAACTTGCTCATTCACTAGTAGTTAACGGTGATTTGATGTCAGGTATTCACGACTTTGAATTAGATTTAAACAGGTATAAAAATGCTTCTTGAAACTCACAGAAACAACTTTGTCATTTATAAAAATGAATTACGCAAGTATTCAGACGATCCAGTAATACAAAGAAAGATTTTAAAAGATTCAGTTGTAATTAAAAAACTTTTTATATCAGCCTGTAAAGTATGCGATCCTATTATAATATGGAATAATAATGGTAGCGATAAGACAAGTATTGCTTCCTTTTCTAAATGTAGATCAACACCGCATTTAGAAATAATATCTACGCATTTAGGTACTAGGACTAGATTAACATTAAAGACATTAACATTCTTTGACTTAATTGATCAAGTTGATTATGAAATTCATTATAATGATATCAAAAGTATAATTATAAAAAATGAAGACTTTGATAAAGTAAATGAGTTATTAGAGATCCCGTTAGTTAAATTTTAAAATGCTTTCTCCACATTTCTGCTAATTTTTTTCTTTGCGGGAAGAAGGTACTACCATTAATATAGTCTTTCTTCTTTTCCCAGTCTAAATCGTGTTGAGTAGCATCACGAACTACTAATTTAAATTGTTTTTCAGATAACGGAATTAACTGGCATAAAGGAGTACCTGCTTTAATTTTATGTTCTCCGTTTAGTTTATTCCAATAAACTTGAACGTTTATTTCATTGCTAACTTCCGGATCTAGTATTCCCATTGCTGCGTCAAATAAATGATCGTCCGAATACTCTATTGGTAGCATTAAAAATTTAACACCTTTAGGAGCAATAATCCTCCAAGGAGTATTAAATTTAACAACTCCTTTTAAACTATGTGGACGTTGAGGTAAGAATTTAGTAATATCTTCAGTATGTGATCCAACAGGCTGTGTTACACCTGTAATTTCTAAACTGTCAAAATTTGGAACTGCCCACTGAAATGTATGGCCGTCTCCGTTAGTTTTTATTAAAGTGTCGTGCCACGCATGTACAATATATCCAGTCTTAAACAAATCAAAAATACCAGGACACAATGATATATGATTAAAGTTTACTTGATCTTTTATCATTGATTTATATTCTGTTACAGCAGACTCTGCCCATTTAGGTTTATAACTTCTTGCGGCAGTTACAGGAAACATTTCAGAAACACCTTGTACAAGACTTACAAACTCAATTTTATTTTCTTTACGGAATTTTATCATTTTAATAATAATCCTGTGTTTAGATACACATCAAATGCTATGTTTATACGTTGTTTGTTAGAAAAGTTAGGTTCAACTTCATGGGGTACCCAACTAGGCCATAGATAAAAATCACCGTCTGATGGATCAGCATAAAAATTTCTACTAAACGGACTGTCAGTTCTATCGTTTGTCATGATTAATTGCGGATTACAAAATCTTAATTTCCCTGTACCAGTTGATTGTACATAATAAACCGCACTATAAGTAGCATAATGTGTGTGCATTACATTTCTGCTATGTGGCTCATTTACATTAATCCATCCGTTAACTTGTGTCCCATCTAACTGAGCATAGTCTTTATATGTAGGATCTTCTGTTATATATTGCGTATGTGCTTTATAAATTAATTCTCTTAAAGCAGACTCTAACCACGGATAATTTTCAACAACAAAATCAGGGCCTCTCCAACATCCTTCGTTGCTAAGATTTATGTTAGTAGAACTTGACTCTTTTAATTTTAAAATATCTTCTTTTAACTGGTTTCTTTCAGCTTCTGTGCCTACATCCTTTAAATGGTGTAGATCTGCTTTATATAGAGTTGTCATTGTAAAATTCCTTTAGAAATTCATAATGATTTTTTAAAAATTCTTTAGCGAGTCTTACACGTTCTTTTTGAACAGATACGAAATATTTTCCATAAGTTTCTTCATCACTAGTTAATTCTAATACGTTGTCTTTATAAGCATTACCAGCATGTAACATACTAAACCATTGTGGTATACAAAACATACTTTTTGGGGATATATTATAATTTGGCGATTGTCCGTTTAGTAATTCGTTTAAAATTTCTTTAGACTTTTCAGGTAAATCATCTACTTTAAGATCGTGTACTGCCTTCCAAAAATCTGTATCTTGTCTAGTGCTAAATTTATAATGTGCCCACACAAATGCTAAAATTTCAGTTGTTATAATATTAAATTCGTCATTTATAAACTTGCGTAAGTTATCGTTTAAAATATTGCCTGTGTGATTTAAAGAATACGCTAAACTTTTAATTACGTTAGTTGAAAAAGTTATTCCTGTTGCTTCTAGTGGTTCAATAAATCCAGCACTTAAACCTACTCCTACTACATTTTTTACCGCAACTTCTGTGTGCTTGCCACAACGTATCTTAAGATGATTTGCTGGTTCTTCGTACTCGTTTATAGCATCTCTTAATTCTTTTTCAGCATCTTCTTCACTGATATACTTGCTTGAATAAACATATCCATTACCAATACGTCCAAATGTAGGAATAGTCCAACGCCATCCAGCAGTCATTGTTGTTGCCTTAGTGTACGGATGACATTCTTCTGTTTCATTGGTGTACTGCTTAGGCATTGCTACTGCTCTATCACATAATAAATGATCAGTGTAAGAATCAAACGGAACTTTTAAAGTTTTGTCTAGTAAGATACTAGCAAAGCCGCTACAATCTATATATAAATCTGCGGAATATGTTTTACCGTCTTTATCTACTAAGTTAGTAATTCCATGTTCGTTTGTATTGACTTTTTCAATTGTTGTATCAACGTGTGTAATTTTATCTAAACAAACTCTTTTTAAAGCATCAACTATTTTATATGCATTAAAATGAAATGCTCCGGTGGCTCTAATAGAAACAGCAAAGTTTTGATCAAAGTTTCCTAGTTTAGGACTTAAATTTTCTTTGGCTAGATTATAAGCAGGCAAGAAATCTTTATATTCAGAATACGGTTTATTTTGAAAATAATGATTTGTGTAAAATCCTTCTGATATTAAACTAGTTTCTTGAACATCATTATCAACAAAGTATGGTTCGTCGCACCAACCAGATAGTTCTACACCGTATTTAAAAGTAGCATCAGCGTCTTTCATCCAATCTTTTGGATGTAGTCCGCAGTCCCAGAGAAATGGTGCTGTTGAAGGTTGAGTTCCTTCACCAACGCCAATTGGGCCTTTAGTAGCATCTTCAATTAAAGTTATTTTAGGTTTAAACCTTAAATTTCTTGCTAGAAATGCTGCAGTCATCCAGCCACTTGTGCCACCGCCAAAAATTATAATTTCTTTTACTTTAGTTAACATTTGTACTAATAAACCTATTGTTGTAAACGCCTACGTTAAAAACAATACTTATACGATCGCTTTCAGATTCTTGTATCTTTACGGCATGTTTTAAGTACGCAGGAAAAAATAATATATCTCCTTCCTTAACAAACTTAGGCACAGCATGTAGTCCTTTAAACATATCAGGAAGTATTTCTTTATTATCTGTAGGCGCTATACTTCTTAATGCTGTAGCAACTGGATTTTCAAATTCAGTTGCTATATGTGTATCGTCAAGTTTTAAATAATGAACAGCTGAAAATTGACAAGGTAAGGGACCACTCATGTGATCATGTTGCTCTTGCCACCCTCCCTTGCCAGTTATATTGTACCAAAAATACGAAGCAACAGTCCAAGGGTGTTCGGCATTAAAACCTATAAAGTTTAGCAGTTCTTCAATATTATCTCTATAAAGATCTCGAAATACACCTTGATCTAATTGCGGAGCACCTTCAAAGTAATCGCTGAATACAGAGCATTGAGAAGAATTATAACCATTCTTTTTATAAACGGGATAGATATATTTCTTAATATAATCGTTAACTTCGTTATGGCATTTTGCTTTAGATACAAACATCGGTGTCGCAAAGATATTATGTAAATCCATTACTTATGTACCACCATTATGTATAATCCGTTCCACCAAGACTTGCTATCTTCTTCGCTATTTAATATTATTTTTGTATACACTGGTAATGCTCCTAATTCTCTAAACGCATCATTAGCAGCATCAACTGTACCAGCCCAATTAGCATCATCTAAAATTACTACTGCTTCGTTGTCTAGTACTTCATAGTAATACTGTAATGCTTTTTTTGTAGTTTCGTAGTCATGTTCGCCGTCATAAAATAAAAATTGTATAGGTTCTTCAATTTCGTTTAAATCTACAGCAAACATATCATTTTGTATAATTTTAATACTACTGTTTCCTACATAAGGTTCAATATTACTAACGAAGTTATCTTTAGAGTTTTCTGGAAGTTCAAACAATTCATTCTTAGGTTGTATATTTCCTTGCCAAAGATCGATACTATAGGCACTAATAAGATTGTCTTTTAATACAGCACTCATTGTTGCTCCAAGACTACTGCCTAATTCTAAATAACTTGTGACACCTTGGGCTACATTGTTTAACAGTGTTTTAACTCTGTCTGATGTTAACCCTATAATATCTGTAGTATGATTTGCCTTGCCGCTTTGAGCCACAGCGTCTACTACATGTTTTGCTAATTCGCTGTGTAATATAGGACTTTTAACTTTGTAAATTTTATCACAGTATTGACATTCCCAGCAATCAAACTTACAGTTTTTAATTTTGTCTCGCCAAATATTAATAGGTTTTTCAGCAAGATTAGTTTCATTTATGTAATCGTTAAACTTATCAAATAATATTTCTTCATTGTCAACCCATCTTTGAATAATATTAATTGTTTCTGCTAGACGAGATATACTTTCTCGTCCGTGCATTTTAAATACATCAATACCTAGCTCATTAATAAATTCTTCCCAATCCTCTTTCCACGGTGGCAAATCTGCTGTTTTTAGTTGTACTGCTGGATCTTCAATATCCCATTTAGGACAACTTACACAACTGATAGGATCGTGAAAGTATTGTGGGCTTGTAGGTGTTCTAGTATTATTAAAATGGAAATGTTCAACCATCATTGGACATTGACCTAAGCAACCTTCATTGGCTAATAAACTTACGTGTATTTCTTTTCCTAAGTTTTCTTTAATCCATTCTTTAGCAGTTTTAATACGCATCAAGGCGTTACGATCTCTCATTAAATCTCTATCTAAGTTAATATAATCAAAGCCAGCCTTTGCTAGATTTACAACTTCAGTCGCAGTATGTACATCATGTAAGATAGTATTTTTTACTTTTAATTCAGGAAAATGATGTTTGATCTGTCCTGTTGCCATCCAATGGGTATGAGGTATAGTGGCAGTCCTTATACCTGCGTCGTACATTGGTTTAAAGTTTTCTATAAACGTATCTAAGTTTTCTTGGTCAGGACGAACTTGAATATTATTAAATGTTGCGCTAACTGGAATGCCAGTTTCTCGCTGTACATTTAAAGCAGCATTAATCATATACTCGTCGTCGTCAATTCCACCTTGAAATTGATCCCCCATAGCATCTTGATTAAAAGGTGGTATTCTACTTGTAAAGTATATGTCGTAAATATAATCTTTGTATATACTTACAAACTTAATAAAATCGTAATACTGTTCTGGAGATAGTTTAGGGTTTAATGGAACACTAAAAATTTTCATCTAAAATCCTACTTGTTATACTATAATTATAGCATCTAACTTTCTTTTTGTAAAGAAACGATTTCAGGATTTTTCCAACTTGATAATTTAAATTTAGGTTCAGGAATTACTTGATTTTCAATAGACTTAAAATCAAAGTACTGGGCCATTATTAGTTTTAGTTCATCTATTGTTTTTGCTGCAGCAATTAAACCTTTTATGTTTGATTGCTCTTTGATACTGCTTAGTTCTTTTTCTACAAAATTTGATAGGATCTTTTTTAAGAAACTTACAGCAGTTTGCTTTTCTTGAGGCGTTAATACATGAACAATTTTGTCATCTGCTTCGATATCATCTCCTGATATTCCTATTAGTTGTCCTCTTTTAGCAACACTTTTTCTAACAGATACTTCATCGTCTACAGCATCACATATAACGTCAGCTCTTGTTTCAGGTTCAGTTAATTTAACAGGAGATAGCCATTCTATGTATTTCCCGTCTGGAACTTCAGCAATAGTGTAATGCCACCAGTGTGTAATAATTTTATATTGGTCATCTAGTCTAGGATCGTTTCCTGGCAATGTTCCAAACGCAATATACATATTAATCTGTTTCCTGATTAGTTTCTACGTATTGCTCTAATTCAGCTAGTGTTAAATTTCTTGTATCGTCTTGGTGACCTAGCTGTAACTTAGACGTTACATCTTCTGAAATACGTTGTTGAATTTCTTGATTTTGCATAGCATAGCTATATGTTAACTGTAATACTTCGCCTTGCTGAGCTGAAGGTAACATAGCAATAGCATCCATATTTCCTGAATTTATTCTGCCATAGAATATCATGTCCATTGCTGCTTGTTTTGCTAAACGTTGAGTCCAATATTGTGCTTCGTACTCATCTTCTTCTACAGTATTAAACACTTCCATTAGGCTGCGGCCATCTGGAGTTTTGCCTTCGTCAGAGTCAAGTAGTTCTCTGCTAAGATCTACTAATTGTTGTCGTTCTAAGTAATAGTCATGTATACGTCTTTCAGTAATACCCTTTTCTCTGCTAAGACGCATTATTTCAACTTCGAATTTTTCCTTTAATAAAGGATCATCTGTTGAATCAGCATTACGTTGCTCAATTTTAATATCAAGATCTGTTTTACGTATTTCGTATTCCATACGTTCAATCTGTTCTTCTCTAGATTTAATTTCAAGAAGCCATTGACGTAACTTTGAAAATGGAGTAATCTGTTGATCGCCAACAAAATGGCGCAATTTAAATTTTGGATTTGTCCACTCTTTATTATACGCCCATTCAACTAATTCGCGATCCTTTTCATCTAAATGAACAGGATTTGTAATTGATTTTTGATTATATAGTGTTGTATGATACTGCTGTAACCTGTCTGGTAGATTGGTCATTATGCCTCCTAATTAATCTATGCTAGGTATTTATATACGGGTATATATTAGACTTGAAACTTTTGGTTTAGTCGCGCCAGCCACAATACGCTGAACTCATGCCTGCGTGTCCTTTAGGTTCCATTGTAGATCCGCCTTGGAAGCCTTCTTCAGTACCATAGTTAAAACGCCATGAAACATTGTTCTGTAGTCCGTTAAACATACCTAACATATATTGATGGTCCTGCCCCATTGTAAAGTTTTCTTCACCTGAGTTACCAACTGGTTTACCTACTGTTCCTGATGTGCTATCGTTTCTAAAGTTAGTTCTACGTAAGTTATAGCCGCCGGCATAAGATCCTTCGTTACCTGCCCACTGGTAGTCAACTTTAGCATTAACTGTTTTTTGTTGGTGATAAGCACTAGGTGCTGTTCCGCCGCGAGTACTTAGTGTAGTAGTAGAGAACGTTAATGTTCTGTGTGTATCACCAAACAGTATTCCGTAGTTTTCGTGGCTCATCCCCCAAGTATTTGATGCTCCAGTGCCGCCCACATCAGTACCTGCTGTTTCTGTTACTAGGTCAAAGTTTTGCATAGTTCCAGCGTTGTTAGACCACGCACGACGAGTTTCTTGGAATAATGATCCACTATTGTGGTCGTTTCGTGCTAAGTCCCAACCATTTTGGTGTGTTCTTAAACTTTCAGTACGCATTGAGAAACTAGATACGTAGTTTGTTGAAACACCGTGTCCTCCACCTGCTCCAAAAATAAACAAGTTATCTTTATTACAAGCACCAGGTTGATAGTTAAATGCTCTAATACGGCCGTCACCTAAATTAGTAGTAACGTCCGTTGAAGTTACTATTCTATTAACATTTGACCAAGCACTTGAACTTTTATATCCGCCTGCTACGTATGCCGTGTTAATAATAGTTCTAGCCATAAATGGTATACCCATTGTTTCCCAACGACCATATTCACTGTCGTTTGGCTTATGGAAAAATTCTAAACTGTCTACACCTTCGTTATATCTAAATTCACCTTCAACACCTAAACTAATAAAATACATAGCAGAAGAGTTATCAAAGTTATATGTACCTGCGGCAAATTCTCTTTTATATAAATCCCAATCCGAATCGTATCCAGTAATTAAACTAGCAACTTGATAGTTGTCCCATTCTTGTGTCCAACCACTAGTATTAACACCAGACCATCCTGGCTGTCTTAGTAGGTATACTGTAGCATTGTCATCAAATGTCATTGTAATATTTGATGAGTCGTTAATACTTAGTGTAGTAATTAAGCCTGTCAAAAATCTAGGAAGATTTTGATATGTTCCCCAAGCATTTATAGGAATATATAATTGTAATCCGTCTCTAGCAACACCTAATCCTCTGCCTGAGTTAGAAAGTGTAACACCGCCTAATTGATAAATGTTATTTGCTCCACCATCTGCTAGGGCAGGCAAATGTAAATATCCTGTGTCGTTAATGTTTGTATTCTTAAGCGTTGCCATTAATTAATCTCTCCAAAATCCTACACCTGAGCTTGATCCAGCGTGTCCCTTAGGCTCCATAGTCGAACTTCCTTGGAATCCGCTTTCTGGTCCATAGTTAAATCTCCAACTGATATTATTTTGTAATCCGTTATACATACCTAACATATACTGCCAATTTTGTCCCATTGTAAAGTTTTCTTCACCACTATTACCAACTGGTTTACCTACTGTTCCACTTGTTGACTCTGTAGACCAGTTTGTTCTACGTAAGTTATAGCCGCCGTTATAAGATCCTTCGTTACCTGCCCATAAACCATTACCTGATCTAATTTTTGAGTTAACTGCTTTTTGTTGGTGACTGTTTGATGGATTTAGTGAAGAACCAAAGTTTGTTCTTGTAGCAAAGTTAAAGTTTTGTCCATTATTGCCAGTCCACATAACTCCATACGTGTCAGTTGAGCCTCCCCAAGTATTGCTTGAAGTCCAAGAACCATATGTTGTAGTTCTAGTTTCACTGGTCATATTAAACTCGTCCCAGTTAGAACTTGAGCCGCCGCCATTTAACCAAGCGTAATAATGCTCTTGGAATAAACTTCCGTATCGAAAACGGTTATATGCCATATCATGTCTAGCAAGGTGTGTATAGTTAATCTCTGATCTCATATTAAAGCCAGACGTATAGTTAGAGGATACTGCGTGGCCGCCGCCTGCTCCAAATATCCATCCAATATCTTTTGAGCAAGCGCCTGGATTATAGTTAAATGCTCTAACACGACCGTCACCTAGATTAACAGTAGCATCTGTTGCTGAATTACAACGGTTTACGTTTGACCAAGCACTTGATGATTTATATCCACCTGCCATATAGTGCGTGTTAATAATAGTTCTTGCTTCAAATGGTATGGTTAGTTTAGTCCATTCGCCTCTTGAGTTATAAAATTCTAATCCTGAATCTTCAGTATTATATCTTACAGAACCTTGTTGAGGTCCTGTTTGTTGACTATCATTACCTTCAGGCAATTTCAAAAATCCAGTATCGTTAATTCTTAATCTATTATTAAACGTTGCCATTAGTAATACTTCCCTTGACCTACCATATAGTTTTGACGGATTTCATCATCTTGTAACTTTCTATTGTAGTGTCTTATTGCTCCAATATAGCCTAAGAACTTTGCGTTACCACTATCGTGACCTACTCCAAATCGTCCTACACTATTTACATTACTTGCTGAAACAGTTTCGTTTACTGTTCTATTAGCAATTCTGCGAGGTGGTTCAGTGTCGTATGCTGTCCAAATATCTTTATAGCCACTTCCTTGTCCTGCGTTTGAACCGCGCAAATCCCAAGTATAGCAAACATACACCCATCTATTAACACTTGGAATATAACTTGAAGGATTTAAATCCATGTTACAACAACCACTGCTTGTGCCTGTACGGAAGTAGTTGCGGTTACCGCTTGACCACCAACCTACCCAAAACCAGTTATTGTCGTTTGGTGTAGGATCGTCTCTATTAATAAACAAACCATTACTGGAACTCCAACTAGTAGGATATATCCAAAATTCAAAACTTCCATGTAATTTATTAAAGTTTGTTAAACTTATTTCCATTCCACTACTACTACTAGAACCACTATTTCCGTTATATACAGCACCTGGACCAGCAGCAGTGCTATACGAATAACTAGAGTCAATACCTTTAATGTCAACATCACCCATTCTGTCTGGATGATCTGACAAGTTTTTCCAAATGTTTCCGTTAGCACCAGTTGGAGCACTGTTTGGGTCCGAAGCGTCCCAATTGCCTACTAGTCCACTTGTTACAGGTCCTCCATAGCCATATCGTACATCAGTCCAACTTCCTTGGTTAAAAAATTCAACATATCTTTTATCAGTATTAAAACGAAGTTTATTACTAATTTGATCGCTTGTTTGTTGAGCGGTTGTACCTACAGGTAATTCAACACCTCTTCCTACACTACTTCCAGTTTGAGATATGTTTGTATTTTTTAATGTAGCCATTTAACAGCACCTTATTTTTTAATTTCTTTTGCTAGTTCTTTTACTGCTTCAATTAAGTAAGCAGTTAGTTTAGTATATTGTATACCTTCTGGTTTACCATCTTTGTATGATACTACATTTGGTATTACATCTGCTACTTCTTCAGCAATTAAACCTGCTTCATTAACAGAACTTCCGTCTTTACGATCATAAATTTTACCTGCTAACTTTAAGATACTATCAAGAGCATTTTCGATTGGAGTTACATTTTCTTTGTATGCTATACTTGATGTTTCTGTAAATGTTGTAGCATTTAGTGTATTAAATGTTCCGTTAGCAGCACTTGCTCCACCAATAGTAGTGCCATCGATGTTACCGCCATTAATATCAACTGTAGATAACGTACTAGTACCTGTAGCAGTTAAGTTACCAGTTGACATCGCTGATGTGCTTAATGTACCAGTTGAAGGTACAAAGCTCAACTTAGAACTAGAAGTATTAAGCGAACTTACAGTTCCTGATGTAGAAGTTGTAATTGCTGGATAGTGTACTGTACCACTTGCTGTTTGATCACTTAATGTTAAACCCGAAGTTGCCCAACTTAATACACCACTACCGTTTGTTTGTAGATATTGGCCGCTACTTCCGTCGTCTGCTGGCATAGTTAATGTATAACTAGCACCTAAACTACTAGGCGATTTTAGTGCTACATAGTTAGAACCATTAGAGTCTGTTAGTAAAAGACTTTGTTCGTCGTCTACACGTAAATCAGACTTAATTACCATTTCACCAGCACCATTAGGAGCAACTACTAAGTCTGCGTCTGTTGTTAGTGTTACAACGTTATTTGTAGATGCTGATAACACACCTAATAACGGACCGCCTGTTACACCTGTTGATATTCTACGCATTAGTTTTTCCCCTTAAAGTGTTGATGTCTCTATTCCGTATACTACTACATTAACATCCGTGCTGTCTGCTTGTGCTACAATCTTTTTACCAGCATCCATTACAATGCCGCCTCTTTCAAGAACACCACTACCAAGAATTTCAGTATTATATTCTAAATACTCTGCTGTTGTAGGAGTATCCGCTGCTGCTAATGCAAGTTGAACATCTCTAGTTTGAGCGTTTCTATTACATATATTCACCGTTACTACTGCGAATGTGTCTGCAGGACATTCATATACCGTAGCATTTGTTCCTGCGCTTAGTGCTGTTGCACCTAATCTACCTGTTGCCATTTTTTATTTCTCCAATCTTTTGTTATCTTAACATATAGTTATATGCTATAGGTAATCCTGTTATTCCGCCTTGGAAGTTCAGTACTGCTTTAATATTTATCGGTTGTCCAGAAACTGTTGTAATTAAGTTACTTCCGATGAATATATCGCCTGCTGTTACAGTGTTAACGTTCAGCGTAGCACCGCCGCCACCAATTTGTGATTCAATGTATGCTTTAATCGCACGTTGCGTTGGTACAATAGTATCACTATTAGCAGTAAAGAACGGGTCAGTACTAAATTCAGTAATACTTGCTGAGTTACCACCTAGTGTTACTTCACCTAGTGATAGTTCTTGTAGACCAGCAATGTTAAACGCTTCAGCATCAAGTGTTGCTACACCAGTTGCCTGTTCAACACTAAACAATCCACCAACTCTAAAGTTACCATCCTGGTCAGTAGCAGTGTAGAATACACGACCGCCGCCTGCGTCCACAGTTTCTTTAGTTTGGTCTGGATCTACTAACGGAGTATTTGGATAGTTCGTTGTTGTAAATCCACCGGTACCAATGTCTAGGAAGTCGTGTCCTGTTAGACGTACTTGTGAGTAACGTATTCTAGATTCGACACCTGTTTCGTCGCCTAACGTGTCAGAAACTTCAACATCCGGTGATATTTGTAAGAATGCTGTGTAAGAACCCGGATTTGATCCTAGGAAACTTACAACGTTTACAAGTTTAAATACCTTGTCTGGTAAACTAGCAAATACAACGTTAGCACCCGGTACTGGTCTATCAGTTAATCGTTTAACAGCAATGTACGCACCTTCTTGTATAAAGTCAGCGTAACCATTTGAAGTCTGATCATTTATTTCTGCTGATGCTTCTTGGAATCCTGTACCTCTATTAACAAAACTTGGTTGAGCTAATACACCATTGCCAATACGTTGTGTAGTATTGATATCGTAGATATTGTTTGGATCAACAACAGTTAATGTTGGAGGATTCAATTCATCATAGCCTGAACCTGGTTCACTAAGTCTAATTTCATATATCTTCTCAGAAGCAATACTTGGTCTTGCTTTAGCAGTAGCACCAATCTTAGCGTATGCGCCGCCTGTGCCAGCTGCATTTGGAAGTAATACAAACTTAGGATCTTGGTCTGGGTTACCAAACGCACAAGCATTATAACCACCTGTAATTGTAGTTGTTAATGTGTATGCCTGCCAGTAAACACCGTCCTCTGAATATTGTACTTCGTTTGTATCGTCTGATGTAATAACAAACATACCTTGACCGTATGCTACCTTACGTTCGGTAGCAGTTAATGGTAATGCTAAACTATCGTACCAAGTAATACCATCTAAGCTGTACATAGCACCATTTGTACCACCAAGTGTTACAAATCTACCATTACCCCAACTAACTGTTCCGCCAGTAGCAGTTCCTGGTAAAGTAACACCAGTCCATGTAATACCATCTGCTGAGTATGCTGCGTCAGTAGTACCTGCTCTAACAGCAACGTATAGTCCGGCACCGTGTGTAATACAGTTAAAACCAACACTAGCTAGTGCTGACGAAGTTAACGTCCATGTAGCACCACCGTCGTCTGAGTAAGCAACATCAGTGTCCGCTGAACTAACAACAACAAATCTGTTAACTCCTGTAACAGGAGAACCAAATGCTATTCTTGTTTCAGAGCCTGTGTTCATTCCTACTGGTAATGAAGCTGTACTCCAAGTTGTATTATCTGCTGAGTACGCAACGTTATTAGAACCGTCACAAACAATAACAGTAGCACTTGGCATATATGTTGTAGAACCGTCAAACTGTAATCCGTTAGCAATGCTAGACCAATTACCAGCACCTGGAGTAGGTAATGTTTCTGCTGACCATGTTACACCGTCATTACTTAGCGAAGCAGCAGTTCCTGAATTTTGAATTGCTAAGAACTGTCCTGCTCTACCTTGTCCTATAAAGTCAAAGTCAATTATTTCACCAGTTGTGTCATCTACTGTTGTAATAGTTATAACTATATCGTGTGTAGAACTTGCGCCGCCTAGGTCAGATCCGTCAAGTGTAACAGTGTCTAATCTTTGATATGCTGTGCCGCCATTGTTAACTTCAACATAGTAAGCACTGCCGTTTCTTGTTACATCGAACGAACCACTTAGACCGTTACCGCTAGTTAAACCAGATACAGCAGTATATTGCGCTGCTGTGTTAGCATACTTAGCATCAATCCAAGTATTTGACGAAGACATTGTAATTGCGCCTGAACTGTAAGTAGGAGCGTCAATACTAATCGCCGGTTCAATTTGATAAGTTGACGAACTGTTAGGAGCAACAATTGGCGTACCTGGAACAAAATGATTCCAACCTGCTACGCCGTCAGTTTCTCTTACAACACTAGCAATCTTTGAACCTGAGTTATACGTATCAACTAACGCAAATTGACCTACGCCTGCGCCACCAGTAACAATAACTTTCATACCAATATATGCTGTAGATGAGTTACCGTCTGTTGCTGATAGTGTAATACTTGTTGTACTACCGTCTTGAGCAGTATTTTGTACAACTGTAAAGCCGTCACCGCCAATTTCGCCGCTTGAATCATCTAAGTCAAGTAATCTTGCTTCAAAGATTGCCTTATCACGGAATTCATCCTGTATAGCAACTTCATCTACGCCAGCGCCAAAGAATTCAATGTCTGCTTTGGTGTAGTTGTTACCAGCGTGACTGTATTCAACTCTAAGTATGTTGCTTAGGTTAGTTTCTACATTAGCAATAATTGCCTGATACTGTGTACGGCTGTCAGTTGTTGCTGTAATTGGACTTTCATCTGGATCAACGCCTTCAGCAACAGAACCAAATGTACCATAAGAGTTGTTACCGTTTGTACCACGAATACGTCCACCAGTTTCTGCTAAGTAACCAATGTGTGAGTAGTATGTGAATACAGATACAAGTTCTGCTCTACCATTGTTTAGTATGTGAGCACCAATACCGTCGGATATTAACTGTGTAAAGTCGTTTGATACCATAGAGTCATTACCGCCATTGTGTAACGCACCATCAATGCGTTGACCAGTAGCAGCATAACCAAATGTAGTACAGTTTTGTACGTATGGCGAACGTGCCGATATCCAGGCTCTTTCATCATCTGGACCCCAGCCTGGATCAAGCGACGCATAAGCACCTGCTGTAACGCGGCTAGTTCCATACGCATTAGCAGGACCTACATCGCCTTCTAAGCCATTCATTGTTTGTAAGCGTAAACCTGTGTTATTACGTAAGTAGTAGAAATCTTCTTCTTGCGAGCCAATAACTGCGTTTACATACCAACGTGCTGCTAGTTTTGTTTCGTATAATGCTGGAAGCACTACAGTAACATCATCTGTGTACGCTCTAGCAAATTGTTTAGGCCATGTCATATCCCACTTCATAGCATCTATACAAGATATAACATCTCGTGTACATAATGCTTGATTATAGTCGTAGTCGGCACTAACTGTAAATGCTTTAGAGTAATTGTCGTCAATGTGTCTAAGAACTTTACGTTGGATATCAGTTTTTGCTCTTAGCATACCAATTTGAGCATTACGAACACCAGTAGAAGCAAATGATATATCAGGATATTCAACATCTGGAAGACCTGTTAAGTCTCCAGCATTGATTACATCTTCAACAATTTGTAGCAAGTCTGCTGCTAATGTTGCTTCTGTTGCTGTTGCTGCTGTTCCTGAAGTATCTTGGCTTCCTGCGCTTTCTGGGGTCCATCCAGTATTCTCAGTAATAATGTATCCTACAATAGTTGCTAGATAGTTATATGCTGCTACAGTTTCTTCTGCTTCACCTGCGCCTAGTTGACTTACTGCGCCAACAAAGTAAGACTGTGCTGCTTTTATAGAAGCACTGTTACCACCATACATCATGTCGTAACATAACGCATCAACTAAGTAACCAACGTCTCTTGAACATTTTTCAACATCATATGTAAACGCACCTGTAAATGGAGCAATTGGTCCTGCTACTTGCGTAGCAATCCATGCTGTTACTTCGTCTTGTAAGAACGACCTGTTAGCAATTAACTGTGCTACAGCATTTTGAATGTTTGTGCTTGCTGTAGACGGAGCAGGGAAACTTAAAGTATCTGCGTTTGTAATTAGATCGTCTTCAATTTGTTCTAGTACGTCATTAATATTAGTAGTTTCGTTACCACTGTATGTACTCACAGCACTTGTAATACCTGCTGCTACCCATGCGCTGCTTGGTGCTGTTAGTGATGGTAAACCACTTAAACTATTAGCAGTAATTACATCTTCAATAATTTGTACTAAACCGTCAACTTCTGTAGTTTCTGTATTAGATGCTGCGTTACCTGCGTCAGTTTGTCCTGCGTAGTTATTTTGTACAATGTCGCCTACAATACTTGCTAGTTGAGCAAAAGATTCTGCTGTAGCAGTTCTTTGTGCTGCCGGAAGTACTTGTACTGCGTTATCAAAGTATGCTTGTGCTGCTTTACGAGTAGCAAAGTTACCGCCATACTGTACGTCAAAACATAAAGCATCAACAATGTAACCTGTGTCACGTTCGCATACATCCGAGTCGTATGTGTAAGACCAAGTATTAACGTTATTGTTAATCCAAGTAGTAGTTCCTGTAGCAATACTTGCTTGTGCTACTGTACCTAATGCTGCGTATTCACTTTGGAATGTAGCACTTGTCCATGTAACATCTGGAGCAGTTCTAGTTGGTAAAGTACCGTCGGTATCGATAGTATCGTAAATTTGCTGCACTAACGCTTTTGTAACGTTATCTCTATGCGAAGTAGAAGTAGCAGTACCACTAGTATCTTGAGTTAATGCTGTTGCTTTAGACCAACTTGTATTTTCAGTTACTACGTGTCCTACAACAGCCTTTAAGTGTGCTAATGCTGCTAATATTTCAGACTTTTCGCCTGTGCCATATTGCGCTACAGCGTTATCATAATATGCTTTTGCTGCGTCGTAAGTTTGTAAGTTACCACCGTATGTTTCGTCGTAGATAAGAGCATCTACAATTAATCCAACATCGCGACTACAAGCAGCACTGTCATATGTAAAGTCAGGTTTAAATGGAGCAGTTGAACTTGCTACCTGATCGGCAATCCATTCAATAATTTCATCTTGAATAAATGCTTTGTTAGCAACTAGTTGATTGCGAGCATTTAGATAGTTAGCATCACTTGCGTTGTTAGTACCACCTGATGGTGTAGGATAACTATACGCATCTGCTGATCCAGCACCATTTGTAATAATATCAATTACTTCATCCCATAATGCTTCAGAGCGACTAATAATAGTACTGTCACTAAGTTCAGCAGTAGTTAATGCTTTTGCTTGAGCAAATGCTTCAAGCGTTTGGGACTTTTCATTAGTATAATTTTGGCTATTTGATGCGCTCAAGTAACGTAACGCAGAACTAACAGTTCTGTAGTTACTATTAAAGATAGCATCATGACGAATAGAATCAACTAGATATTCTGTGTCTCTTCTACAAGATGCTGCGTCATAGCTAAATCCTTTCCATAAACCTTGTTTAGTACTAATCCAGTTAGTTAATTCAGTAGCAATAAAACTTCTGTTTGCTACTAATTGTTGGCGAGCATATAGTTTATTATTGTCAACTCCGGGATCAGTAAACACTAATGCGTCAGCGTTACCAATACCGTTTGAAATGATATCAATAATTTCGTCAAACGCTGCGTCACTACGTGATTGTGCTGTAGCATCACCTGAAAGATCGCTATTAGCAAGGCCTTTTAAGTACTCAATTGCTCTAATAGTTTGTTGGAACTCAGAACTTAATGTGTAACTACTTGGTGCACGTTGATACGATAAGCCAATATTTACAGCATTGTAGTTTGTACCAAATAAGATATCATATTCAGTACCATCATAAATCAAACCTAAGTCTCTCTCACAGATAGTTCTGTCAAATCCAGAGCCAGAAAGTATATCAATAATTTCATCAAAAGCATTACCTGCTCTTGTTAGTGCTGTTGTATCGTTCTTAACACTTAGTAATGATGTTGCTATAGTTTTAGCTCTTCTAATACCTGACACTGTTTCTGTTAATTGATTATTAGTAACTTCACTAGCATTACCTCTAGCATATGATAAGCCTGTTGTTACAGCATTATAGTTTGTACCTAATACAGTATCATAACCTACTGCGTCAACAATAAATCCTGTATCTCTGCTACACTTAGTTCTATCATAGTTAAATGGAGTAGCAGATGAATTTAAAGTAACTGCTACAGTTCCGCCAGGTAATTCACTTACTGTAAATGTAGTGTTACTTAGAATATCTTTAACGTAATATGTTACGTCTGCTGTTAAGCCTGATTCGCTTACAGAGTCTGTAGAGTCATCTAAGTTAGTAAACTTAATAGCCATATTAGTCTTCATCCAACTAGTATCACTTACAGTAATAATATTAGTTGTTTGTTCTGTACTACTAACACTATTTGAGAACCAGTAGTCTACATAATTTTGAACTTCGTCTACAATAAAGTCTTTATTAAGTTCTAGTTGTCGTATAGCGTTATAACTATTTTCATCGTTAACTTGTTTAGTTCCGCCTTCTGAAGAGCCACTAAACATAACGTCAGTTACAATTTCCCATGATGTTTCAATGCCAGCAACTGCTTCTGGATGTGTTACTATTCCTAATGCTTGAGTCTTAGCAAATTCTAATGCTGCTATTGTAGCATCTTTTTGGTCTCCAACAACTTCAGCACTAGGCAATCTTAAATAAGACAATGCTGCTACTGTTGAAGCAAATGTGCTTCCTAACATAAAGTCATATCTACAAGCATCAATAATTAATCCTACATCGCGCATACACTTTGCTTGATCATAGTTAAAGTCATTAAATGTAGTATTGATATATTGTATGGTATCTAATATAATTTGTGCTTCAGCACTACTAATTGCTGCTTGCTCAGATTGTAGTGTAGCACTTACATTTAGAGCTGCTAGATCAGGATATGTAATTGCTGGAAGATTATCTAATGTTCCTGCTGTAACTACATCTTCAATAATTTGCATTTTAGCAATAAGAGCATTACCTTCAGTTGAAGTTGCTGCTGTACCGGTTGTATCTTGTGTTAGGGCATTTCCTGAACTTTTAGATACTGCTACTTCTCTAACAATTTGATCTACAACAGTTGCTAACCTATCATATGCTAGAGCAGTTTGTGCTGATTGTCCAGCAGGGTATGCTGTTCCGCTAATACCAACATAAGACTGAGCCATACGTGTTGTAGCAAGTGTGCCACCGTATAAGATATCAAAACTTAACGCATCAACAATGTAGCCAACATCTCTTGAACACTTAGTTGAATCATAACTAAATCCATACCAAACACTTGCTGGAGTTGGAACTGTAACGTTATAATATGTTATTTGGTCATCGATCCATGCTGTAATTTCAGTTTGAATAAATGTCTTGTTTGCTTGAAGTTGGTCTTTGGCATCTTCAGCGTTAGTACTTGGTAACGTACTCGGAGCAGGATAGGTAATAGTATCAATATTTCCTGATCCATTTTCAATAATATCCGATATTTCAACAAAAGCAGCATTGCTTCTTGAAATTGCTGTAGCATCAGTTAGCTCATCTGCTACTTCTGCTTTTGCAAAGTTAATAGCACCAATAGTTTCAACTCTTTCATTAGCATAGTTGTAAGCGTTGTTAGGTCTTAGATAAGCAATACCGCTATTAACAGCACCGTAGTTTGTTCCTAAAGCAACATCATATGAAACGTCAGTTAAGATATAGTCTAGGTCTCTGCGACATGCTGCGCTGTTGTATGTAAAACTACCAAAGTTTTTACTAATAAAATCAATAGTAGCTAATTGAATGTCATTGCTTGCGTTAGACAGTGCCGTTGAAGCGTCTGACAAGTTTGATTCAACACTTGAAACAGTTGGGTATACTGTTGCTGGAGCATTACCTGGTCCACTATTTACAACAGTAATAATATCGTCTACTAAATCTCTAATAGTGTTTGCTGCCGCTAAACTACCACTTGTGCCTGTAACTTGTGTTACTTCGCTTTGGTATGTAGGACTAACAGTAATGTTTCTACTAATAGTTTGTAGTATAGATTTTAAGTAAGCATACGCAGCAAGAGTTGCTGTTTTTTCGCTGTCAGCAATTTGAAGTACACCGTTGGTTCCCGAATAATAAGCAAGTCCGGTATTAATACTTTGCCAGTTACCGCCGTATGTCAAATCATACATGATGCCGTCAATAATAAAGCCAACATCTTCTTTACACTTAGTTCTACTATATTTTAAGTCAGCATCATAATTAGTTAAGAATGCTACTAATTCTGCTTTAACAAAATCTCTGTTAGTGTCAAGCAAATTACGAGCATAACCATAGTTATCATCAGCAAACGAGTCTATACCTGGCCATTCAATTTCTAACTTATCACCTAAACTAGAATCAATAGTTCTGCGTAAAGATCTTGCTAATTTAGTAATAGCAGTTTGTTGACGTGCTTCACCGTATGGGAACTCCGCACTTTGAACTTGAATATTGCCGTCGGTTTTATCTACGTCATAACCTCGAACAATATCACCTAATACAGGCTCTAAACGTTTGAATGCTTCAAAACTTAATGGTACGTCTTTACGTGGTGTTAATGCACTGTTAGATTCTTTTCTAGCAAATACTTGTACAGAACGTAATTCGTCGCCCATTACACAACATTCTGCTGGAACAATGATTGGTAGTACTTCATAGTACTTACCAGTTGAAACTTTAATAAGTGTATTTCTAATTAATCTTTCAGGAATATTAGTAGCAACACCTGCTGTAATAGCATCTGTAATAATGCCTACAAGTCCAGTAATTTCACTTAGCACATTCTCTGAAGCAATGTTGCTGTCAAACCATTGTTCAACTATTGCTGTAGAATTGTCGCCGTTAATTTCCTGATAGTTTGATGCTGGTGCTTCTTGATTTAATACTGCTTCAATAACAGTCAAACCGTAATTAATTGACGCTACTGTTTCTTCGTCTTGATCTTTAGTATAAACTTTTCCAGCATCATTAACGTAACTTAATGCTGCTTCTCTTGAACGAACATTACCACCGTGTGTGATATCCCAAATAAGAGCGTCAATAATAAAGCCCATGTCTCTTTCACAGTAAGCAGAGTTATAATCCATACCTGAAGAGAAAGGACTAGTCCCTAACGCAATTTGTCTGTCAGTCCATTCAACGATTTCACGTTGAATAAATCTTCTGTTAAGTTCTAGTAATCTGCGAGCATTAGGATTCTTAGTACCGTGTTCAATTTGTTGTGTAGCATAACGAATGTTAGCCCAAGGTCTATCAATTGTGCGGCCGTAATCTGGAGCAGGACTGTTTACACCATGTTCTGCTACATAGTAAACGTCATCAGCAGCACCCATGTATGCCCATTCTGGAACACCACTTGCGTTAACTTGAAGTACTTGTCCATTTTCTCCAATTGGCAATCTTGAAGGACCATTTGATGCGTAATAAACTAAATCACCTTTAGTTGTCATTACGTCTTCTTCGCGACCAATTGCTAGAATGTTCCAATAAGTACCTGTTAAATCTTGGTCTGGACGAGAATTTTCTTCACCACTACTTAATGATGAATAATCGTCGCCTTCTGATATATGGCCAGCAACACAGATATAAGTGTTAGACCCATAGCGAATAACATCACCTAAGAAATATTCAGCATCGTCTCTCCACTCACCTCTCCAGTCTAAGCCGCTTGTTAAACGCTGCCAGTATTCTGAATTAGGTGGTTGTTGATCTTGGTGGTCAGCAACACAGATGTAAGTATATCCGCCTTGACGAACAACTTCGCCGACTCTGTATTCATAACTAGAACTGTCTTCGCCCCAATCTCCTAAGAACTTTAATCCTTCTGAGAATAACTTCCAATCGTTAACATCGTTATAAGGATTTTTTTCTGTATTCGGTGTTAACGCAACATAGGTATTACCACCGTATCTTACAATGTCACCTTGTTGATATGTCTTATACGCATTCCATTCGTCTTCATACTGGAAGCCTTGTACAAAGAATTCCCAATTGGCGCTGGTAGAGCCAAATTCTAAAGCACTTGTATGCGCTGTAGTACAAATCCATAAACCTGAACCATAACGTACAACATCACTTACTTTATATCTAAATGAACTTTGCCATTCTGACTTATATTCAATACCTTGATTAAAGACATCCCAGTTAGCAATATCATTTTCTAAGCCATCTGCTAGTACAGAAGTTGATGTGTGAGCAGTATTACAAACGTAGCTACCTGCGCCATATTTAACTACGTCATTAACTTTGTATCGTGTATCAACAGCCCAGTTACCTTTCCAGTCAAGGCCATCAGCAAAGACATCCCATTTGGCTAAATCAAGTTCTAGGCCATCAGCGGAGTCAGCAGCACTAGTATGATTAGTATTACAAATATAAAGTCTTGCTCCATATGAAACAATGTCATCTACAATATAACTTGTACTTGTTGCCCAAGTACCTTTCCATGATTGTCCATCTGACACTAAGTTCCACTTAGGTGGTGTAATAGTAAAGTCACTGAAGAAGTCTGCCGACGCTTCGTGTCCTATAACACAAATGTAAACTTTTCCGCCATAGCGTACTACGTCATCTTTGTAATAAGTTGTTGTGGAAGCCCAATCGTTTTTCCAAACAAATCTAATTCTACCTAGTTTAAATTCAGCCATTTAATTAACTCCGCTCCGCATTACTGTATTTATTAAATTTTTGGTTTTAGCATTATTGCATGGATTCTGGATAGTTTCTTAGGAACTGAGGATACATAATCATCAATCCATCTATACCAACATCCGGCCCTTCAAATATTGCTTTAACCGGTATCTTAACATCGCCGCCAATTGTTGAATCTATTTCATTATTAGATCCACCAAAACGTACACGACCTGCTATAATTTCGTTCGCTTCAAGATCCGAACCACCAACACTTAGTCTATTAGCAAGGAACGTTGTTATAGCACGTTGCGTTGGAACTACGTTGTTTGAATCTTCGGCAAAGGTTGGGTCTTTTGAGAATTCTCTAACAATCGCACCCGAACCACCTAGTGTTACGCCACCTAGTGCTAATTCGCTAAGACCGTCTAAGTCAAAAAAGTCAGCACTAATAGTTACAATACCAGTTGCCTGTTGTACACTGAACAGTTCACCTGCTCTAAAGTTACCATCTTGGTCAGTACTTACATAGAATACACGACCACCATTTTCTTCGTATACTTCATTTTCTGGTGCTGCTGTAAAGTATCTTCCTTCAGCATATACCTCTGGATAGTTTGTTTCTTCAAAGTTACCAGTACCAATATCTAAGAAGTCGTGGCCCGAAATACGACACTGTGAATAACGTTCACGTATTGTTGCGTCTGTATCATGCGCCAGATTATCAGAAATTTCTATGTAAGGTGATATTTGGAATTCTACTAATCTAGTATTATTACCAGTACCATCATCGCCTTGATCTGTAATTTTTACCGCAGTAAATAATTTTTCTTCAGTACCTAAATCATTTAATATTGTAGAGAATCTTATCTGTGCTCCAGGTCCTGGTATTACTTGTACGCCTGACAATGTAACAATGTTATTGATTGGGAATATATCGGCGTAACCGTTACCTGTAATAGATACTGTTGTACTTGATGATCTATAACCTGTACCTCTATTAATCCAACTAGGTTGACTTAGTACTCCGTTTCCTATTCTTTCTTGTAACGCAACTTCTACTGTTTGCGAAGTATCTGTAACTGTAACAGTTGGCGGAGTAAGGTATCCACTACCTGGATCCCAAATCTTAATAGCATCTATTGTAGAACTTTGTAAAGATATTCTTCCTCTAGCTCGTTTACCTGTTTGAACTTTTGCTACAGCATTTATTGTTGCGTTTTCAGCAATCAGTAAGTAGTAACCTTGATCATTTAAAACAGCATAAGTTGTGTTCTTCCAATATTGCGATGACGGTAGTGTCTTGCCTTCCCACGAAATACCATCTTCTGACACTGCCCAAAAGTCACTAGTACCATCTTGAACATCAGCTCCAACTACTAGTCCTGTAGTATTACAGGTTGCTGTAAATAAACCGTTAGCATATTTTAATGAATTCCAATTCATCACAGTTGAACCGTCTTGCGATGGCATGCCATTGCCTTCTGTCCAATCTTCACCGTCAAAACTGTATACTGTATCACCTGCTTCGCTAACAGCAAGGAAAACATTCATGCCGTATTCTAAACCTACATACTGAACATTGTCTAACGCAGGCATATTATAATATCTAGTCCAAGTTAACCCGTTATCAGTACTTACTGCGGATGCTGTATCGTTGCCAGCAATAGCAACAAATCTTCCTTTACCATAGGTAATTTTAACCCACTGGCTTGCTGTTGAATCGCCAATTAAATCGTCTGGTATTGACGTAGTATTCCAAGTTATTCCATCTGTGCTGTAAAGAACAGAGTTAGTATCTTCACCTATAATTACAAATCTACCATTACCATACGCAACGTCATTCCATAATGCTGAAGAAGGTAGTGTAGTTAATGTCCAAGTTATTCCGTCTAATGAAACTGCTGCCCTATCAATATTTGATGATACTGCTACAAAACGATTGTTTCCAGCAATTACTCGCTTCCATTCGCCTACAAACGGCAATGTACCTTCAGTCCAGTTTTCTCCATCTTCACTATAAGACACATAGTTTGGATCAGCAATAGCAACAAACTTGCCTGCGATACCAGTACCTTCAACTGTATATGTTTGGATAGCAGATATACTGTCATCTGTAACAGATGTAACTGTAATAGTTAAATCGTTGTCTGGGCTTGAACCGCCTAATAGTGTACCTGCTATAGTTTTACTATCGCCAATAGCATATCCGTTACCAGTATCTGTAAATGTTACTGTATAAGTTTGTCCTTCACGCAATACGTTAAATACTGCCTTTGCTGATACAACACCAACAGTATCTCCGCTACCAAAGTCCATCTCTAAACCTGTAAATTCTGAAGTTGTATCACTGTACGCTACATCAATGTAGGTTCTTTGTTGTGGTAAGTTAGCTGATGTTGAACTATACCCTGGAGCAGAAAATTCAACTAAAGGCTCAATTCTATATTGCGTATTAGTTGTTAAAGATGCTGACAATGGAGTTCCCGGAACAATATGATCCCATCCTGCTGTACCATCTTCTTTAAGAACTGTACATATTTTTGTTACATTAGAATAAGTGTTAATTATTCCATATTGACCAGTTCCGTCACCAGACACAATTATTAAGCGTTTTCCTTGTACGTCTGCTTCTTCAAATCCTGAATCTGATTCAAGTTGAATTTGTGTTGTGTTTCCTGATTGGGCATTACCTATAATATTAGAGTAACCAACACCGCCTGCTGATCCGCTACCATTTGAATTTAACAGTCTTACTTCAGTAACTGCTCCGTCTCTAAAGTCGTCAAATTCAACATCAGCGTTAATACCAGCACCTTGTACTGTTGCTGACGCTGAGGTATATTCTTCACCGCAATGATCAAATTCAAAGGCAAATATTTGGTCTGTAAACTCGCCAGCAAATACTGCCTTTACGCTTGCGTCTTGATTTCTGTTAAACACTTTAACATCTTGTGGAGTTTCAGTCTCGTCTAAGCCGTCAGCAATTGCCCCGTATGTACCGTAAGAATTGTTGCCGTTAGCAGCACGTATTACGCCACCGGCGTCTGCTAAGTAACCAATAGCACAATAATACGTAAACACTGATACAAGTTCTGCTCTTGCGTTGTTTAAAATCCATGCTCCAATACCGTCACTTAATACCTGTGTAAAGTCATTTGAAGTCATTGACTTTAGGCCGCCGTTATGTACACTTCCGTCTACTTTTTGTCCTACGCAGTTTGATCCAATATTTGTTACACCTTGTATGTAAGGTGATCTATTATTAATCCAACAACTGTCGTCGTCAGGACCATAACCCGGGTCAAGTGATACAAACGAACCACCTGTAGGTCTTTGATACAAGTCAAATACACCTGGAGGGTTAAGTGTACCATCTAAACCTTCAAGTGTCATGTTACGTAAGCCAGTAGTGTCTCTCATATAAAATAAATCGTCAAAACGTGACCCTAATACTCTATTCTTATAATCTCTAGCGTGTAAAATTGTGTAGAAGTTACCTGGTAATGTTAGGTCTTTTTGTATGCCTCTTAAAAAGTGATATACATCTCTACGTATTCTTGCGTCTTCAAAACTAAATTCTTCATACACATCTCGTAAATGAGCAATTACTTCTTCTGATATAAATTCTTTATTGTTTTCTATAATAGCAACAGCATTTATATAATCTGTATCTACTGTTTCTGTACTAGTAGAAATTACTGTAGGTTGACTAGTTCCACTTCCAATGTAGTATTCTATGTACTCGTGATGATCTACTACAAGTTCAGCAAATGTTTGCGTTGGATTAACACCTGCTTCTGTTACAGATTTGTCTTGTACAATATTATTTCCTATTGTTTTTATAACTTCTCTATTATTAAGTAAGTCATCTATAAAACTTAGTATGTGATCTATACATATTTTCTTATACAAGTAGTCATCTCCTGTATAAGCAGGTAATCCTTCTGTGTTTGCTTGTACTACTGTTGAACGTAATTCGTCACCCATAACTACTGTTCCAGCTGGTACAGTAATAGGGCCCGCTTCAACATAGCGTCCTGTTGCCACAGCAACTTTTACTGGGTCCATAGGATTAAAATTATCTAAAACATATTCGCAAGCGTGTTTTACTGTTTTAAAAGGCTTATTATGGCTAGTACCATAACCAACTTCGTCTTGACCATTTTGACTAACATAAATTACATTAGCACTATCTAAATAGTTTCTCCAAAATACATCTTGTTCTTGCGTAACAGATAAAAGTTGCTCATGTTCTCCAATTGGAACGCTTGTTGGACCATATGAACTTCCGTCGCCTTGTAAGGTTCTATTTAAGTTAAATGTTAACAAATCGCCTTTAACAGAAAGACCTGCTTCAGAAGCAGATTCAATTAATACGTCCCAGTACTTGTATACATTACCATTGTCACCTGGGAAGTTTTCTAACGTTGAATCGTGTTGATAGTTACATTTATAAGCAGTACCAAAGTAATAAACAATATCGCCACGCTTATATTCTCTATTTGCTTGCCAGGTACCTGTTTCTTCAGTAGGTGGTACTGTTTTAATGTCGCTACCCATTTCAGTATGTCTTGAACACCAGTACCATAAATCAGGCGTTGCCGATGTTACTTTTATTTCAACTCGTCTAGTAGTTGCTGTAATAAACGAATCTACAGTATTATACGCATCTTTTGTAACTATTACATCATCTAAGAAATATGTAACGTCGTTGATATAGGCTGTTCCGCCATCTAATTCACCGTTAAGACTATCAGCACTAAAGTTTAAAGGATGAGGATTCTCGCCAGCACCAATTTGATTTGGCCAATATACGTTTGTCCAATGATCTTGGTTAAAGATATATGTATAACCTTCAATCATATTTAATGTTGGCTTGTAAGCGCCGTCAATGATATACTTATTTCCAAGGTCTCCTGCTTGAGGATTATCAACTGTTACTGTATATGTTATTTCTGTTCCAGATGTTACACCAAGTAATACGTCTGTTTTTTCTTTAGACCAGTGTTGACCTACAGTTAGTAATTCCCATAGTTTGTTATCTTCGTAGTCTAAAGAAGAACCATCAGATTCAAAGCCGCCGATTTCTTCTTTAGCAAGATATAATTCGCCGCCTCTTTCTATTATGTCGCCCGGTTTATAATTAGAGTTAGCACTCCAAGTTCCTCTAAAATTATATGTCAGTGCTAACGGTGTCCAATAGTTTGAGCTGTCGCTTGCTGGAACAAATGGGTCTAGGTTATAACTATTATTAGTAGCATAGTACAAATAACCACCGTATCTTACTACGTCACCAATTTGATAATATGTATCAGGTTCCCAATCTCCGTCGTATTGGAAGCCTGGATATTCCATTACGAAGAATGCTTCTTCAAATATACCTGCTGCTGTATGTGTAGTAATACACATCCATATAGAACCACCATACTTTACTAGATCATTCTTTCTATAAGTAACTCCGTCAGTCCAGTTACCGGCAAATTCAATACCATTATGGAATTCTTCCCAATCATTAATATTGGCTTCTAGTGTAGCGCCTGAAAAGTGCGGAGTAACACAACGATATACAATACCGTTATATTTTACAATAGCACCACGACCATAACTTTCTCCAGTCTGCCAATCTACTTTATACTTAATACCGTCAACAAAGATAGTCCAATTATCTGCTTCATTTTCAAACGCTGTTGATGTATGACCAGTAGAACAAATCCATAAACTTCCATCGTATGCTACAATGTCGCCTAATTGATAAGCAGTTCCTGTTTGCCAAGTGCCAGCAAACGCACGACTGTCTGTCATTACCTTCCATCTCGGAGCTGGTTGTGGAGGATTAGACCCTGGAATTATAGCATTTAAGTCAACGTTAAAGTCTGAGTCAGCTGTATGCGTTTCTAAACACACATATGATTTACCACCTACTTTAACAATGTCGTCTCGGCGATAATCTGTGCCGCCTGCCCAATCGCCTTTCCAGGAATATTTAAATCGTTCTAGTTTAAATTCAGCCATTTACCTTTTGCTCCTATTACCCGTCTGAAGATATGCCATCTTCAAACTCGTAACTACCATTAATTACTTGTACAAATTGACCTGTTTCAGGTTCAATATAATATAATAAAAATCTACCATCCCAACGTAGTTGAGGATATTTTAAATTATCATAAACAACATTATGATCTACATCAACTCCATCTAAGAAATCAATACCTTCTTCAAAGTCTGGAAAGTTTTCTTCTGATGATGCTTCATTGTTAATGATAACAACATTTTCGTCGCCACTTGAAAGTTGATCTAGTCTTACTAAAAATAATTCGCCATCGTCGTTTCTACGTAAACCATAAAAATAACGTTTGACAAAACTGTCGTTAATTGTTTTTGGATCATTACCTACATAATATGTCATTTTACACGACCTCCACGTAACTTAGTATTACATCTATACTATCATCAACATTAGCAACAACTGAAAGACTATTGTTAGGTGCTAAAATAAGTTTCTCACCTTGGTTAACAATGCGTAAACTAGTTCCTTGCGCAATAGGTACATCCTTTGCGTAATAACCTTCGACACTAGTATCGTCTTTTACTAATACACTTGCGTAAACAAAGCCATCTGTTAAGTTAGTTAAACTCATACCAATTACAGTAGAACGTTGGGTTGCGTCCATTGCTGTAATTTCTACAGGCTTTGTACCAACTTGTTTTACAACTTTGTTTCTAAAAAATGTTGCCATATCTTTATCCTAAACTTAACACGATCTCTAATGCTAGATCTTCTGCTTCTTGTCTACTAATACCTGATTCAGAACCTGCTGCTGATACCCAGTTAACTCCGTCAAAAATTTCAATACGTTTATCTTCAGTATTAAATCTTGTTAGACCTGTTTCTGTGTAAGCAATTGGTATTCTTTGTGCGTCAGTACCAATAGGTATTACTACGCCGCCTGTACCTGTAAACTTGACATATCCAGTTCCTGTATTTTCAAACTTTGTAACACTATTATTAACAGTATTAGTAATTGTGTTATCTCTAAACGCAAAGTTATCAAACTTAACAGAACCTGTACCGTTAGCAGTTAATTCAATATCTGTATTTGATGTTACTGTACTTATCACATTTCCGTCAATAGTGATGTCATCAATGAATACTTTTGGTGCTGATAAAGCAGTATTGTCAATGTCTACAATTAAATTACCGTCTGAATAAAATCTAATAACATTATCATTAGCACCTTCTGTTAGTTCAGCAGTAACTCGTGTATTCCCGTCAACGTCTTCAAGGCCATCTAAACGAATCCAATTAGTTCCATTGTAACCTTCAAATCTACTTAATGTAGAGTTAAATCTAATTTGACCTGCTTCGCTAGTACCAGGGCGTTCTAATGTTGTGCCAACAGGTAAGTTAACAGCACTTGTGCTATTAATGTCTAATATTTCACTACCCGGATCTATAACAAAGTCACCAGTTGAACTGATTGTAGCAGTATTAATGCTAAATGTATCAATAACAATGCTACCAGTACCTGCGGCACGTAACTCTAAATCTGAATTAGAAATAGTAGTTGTAATAAAGTTATCATCAATTAAAATATCACCTGTAGTAAAGTTGTTAGCCTGTATAGTTCCAGTACTAATAACATCGCCTACAGTTAATGTTCCGTCAATAGTTAGATTATTGTTAATAACTACGTCGTTGTATGGAACAACTATTTCTCCAGTGCCATTTGCTCGTAATTCTAAGTCCGAATTAGAAAGTGTAGTAGTTACAACGTTGCCAATAATCTGAATATCTTCAAACTGCATAGCACTGTTAACTGTAATTTCTCCTGTAACAGATAAATTACCTGCTAGTGATATGTTTCCGGTTTGTGTTGTATCTCCAGTATGGGTTACACTTCCTATTATGTTAGTATCTTTTAAATTTGTTGTGCCGTTAACTGTTAAATCTTGTTCTAAGATAACATCATTACTAGGTACAATAACTTCGCCAGCGCCATTAGCACGTAGTTCTAAGTCTGAGTTAGATATTGTTGTAGTAATAAAATTATCATCTATTAAAATATTACCTGTGCTAAATCTGTTAGCAGTAATAGTTCCTGTTGATGTAACCTCGTTTGCGCTAATGGTTCCTTCAACTGTTAAATCGTTTGTTATGACTACGTCATTTGTTGGTATTAAAACTTCACCAGTTCCACTAGCCTGTAAATCTAAATCTGAGTTAGAAAGAGTAGTAGTTACAACATTACCACTAACTTGTACATCTTCAAATTGTGTAGTGCTTGAAATAGTTACAAGGCCGTCAATGTCGTAATTTCCAGTTAAGTTAATATTACCTGTTTGTACAACATTACCAGTATGTGTTACTGATCCTGTTACAGTTGTATCTTGTAAGTCAGTATCTCCGCTAACTGTTAAATTGTTATCTATTTGTACATTATTAGTTGGAACATTAATAGTGCCGCTTCCATTAGCACGTAGTTCTAAATCTGAATTAGATGTTGTAGTAGTTACAACATTTCCATTTATTTCAATATCGCCGTTAGTAAACAAACCAGCAATAGTGTAATTTCCAGTCTGTACAGTGTTACCAGTATGTGTAATAGTTCCAGTTACTTCAGTATCTTGTAAATCTGTAGTGCCACTTACAGTTAAGTTGTTGTCTATTTGTACATCATTTGATGGAACTAAAACTTCACCAGTTCCATTAGCACGTAATTCTAAATCTGCGTTTGACGCAGTTGTTCTTATATAGTTGTCGCGAATTTCTATGTCATCAATATTTACTTGATTAACATATATGTTACTCCAACGTAAATTAGTTTTACCTAAACTGTAAGTGCTGTCTTTAGAAGGAATAAGATCTGAATCAATGCCAGCAACAATTTGAATAGTGTCGCTTGCTTCGTCACCAATAGTAATGTCGCCACCAATTGTAACGTTACCAGTTACATCTAAGTTACCGTCAATGTTTACATTTGAGTTTACATTTACTTGGTTTGAATCTGCTTCTATAATAACATCGCCGGCAGTACTTTCAATGGTGTTATTGTGAATACTTAAATTACCAGTATCGATAGTTGTAGCACTAATATATGTAGTGTCTGCACCATCTGTAATAGTCAAACCACCTGTAGTGTTAATAGTAAAGTTAGCAGCGTTAAAGTCTACGTTACCTGTTTCTTGATCAATGTGGAATAAGTCGCCTACACGGAAGTCACCTGCTTGGTCAACCGTGTTATATCTTATCTTAGCATCATTAAGTTCGACTACTTCGTTGTCTTGTATTACTGCTTCTGCATCATTAGTGAATTCTTTACCTGTACCAATGTATGCCATGTTATGACCAATGGCATACATCAATACGCCTGGGCCGGTACCGTATAAACCGTACTCACCGTAAACTGATGCTGATGCAATACTACGCACTTCTGCACCAAAGTCTGTATAATCTGCTAGTGTAATACTAGTAGCAGTTTCTCCGCCGCTAAATCTAATATCTTGTGCTAAGACAACATCGTCTGTAAATTCAGTTGCTCCGTCTGTGCCGTCAAATCGGGCCATTAGCACAGTTTCGCTAGTCACGGGTAAAGGTAAATTAGTAGGAGTAAATCCTGCTGTATAGACTGCTGTGCCTTTTATAACCCTAACATCATCTATATTACCGTCAACAGCAGTTGTGCCTGTATAGTCGGCACCAATCACTAATGGTTTTTGTGTACCATAATTGGTAGAATCGATTATGTCGCCTATCTGTGTTCCGTCAAAGAAAAATCTTGTTCTGCCGGCTTCTCTGCTAACAGCAATATGATGCCACGTGTTGGTTGAATAATTGTAAGGTGCACCGTTCAAAGATGTAAAACTAAACAGTGTTGATCCGTTCACAGTCCATCTCAATTCATAATTACCAAAGGTTCTTAACCAACCACCATTGTCTAC